TAACCTTACAACTAATAATGTTACTACTGGCAATCCTACGGTTGCTACTACTGCAATATCTCAGGTTCACGCGGTATCTGGCGTATACACGCCAAACGCACCACGTGTGCCAACCCTCACAATGTTTGAGGATGAAAGTTTTTCTGCGCCTAATTTATTAACTGGTACTGTTAGAATTGGCCCGACAGTAATAACGCAAGTTCATTCACTTACAACTGATAATGTAACAGGGCAAAACCCTGTCATAGATAGCGCTATAATTACTCAGGTTCACATCGTTGCAAGTAACAATGTAACATCTGGATTTCCAGTTGTTGGGTTAACAACAGTAACGCAAGTTCATTCACTTGGTTCTCAAGATGTTATTTCTGGTGCTGTAAGTTTACCCACGATTGACCTTACTGAAAATCATTTATTTTCGGCTAATGATATAACATTAGGAAATCCAACGGTTGCATCAACTGCGTTAATAGAAAATTATGAATTTAGCAGTGCTGACATTATTACTGGAAATCCTGTCGTAGATACTGTTTCCGCAGGGATTGTCTATACGATTGCAGGGAATAATGTTGAAACTGGCAATGTAAACATTGCTACAACTGCAATAACTGTAAATCATGTTTTACTATCTAATAATGTAACTGGCTCTGCACACGTTATTGATAGCACCGTTATTACGCAAGATTATAAATTTGCACCGCCTGATGTTGCTTCTGGTAATCCAGTTATTCCGTTGGCGCGTTTTCCTTTTATGGAAATCACAATACCGCCAGAAAGTTACACGGATTTAAGTGTTGCCGCAGAAATTTGGACAGATACAACAGACCCAGACGCAGACGCATGGCCTGACGCTCCTGCGGCTTCTTCGCCTACATTTACAGAGACATCAGATGTATCTAGCGAGACATGGACGGAGGCAGCATAAAGTGATATGGTGCAATAAATTAGGAGATTAACATGGCTATCAGCGTAACTAAACCAACCGTGGGCGGAAATGAAGACACATGGGGGACAACCATTAATACGGCCTTAGACACTATTGTTGATGGGGTAAATGGTACAAGTGGAACGGTCGCGCCTAATCTAAGCACGTTAACAATTAACAGCACTAATGTTACTGCAACGGCTGCGGAATTAAACTTACTTGATGGGGCTACTGCGGCTACGGCAACGACAGTTGCAGGGACTGACAGAGTTGTGTTGAACGATAGCGGAACTATGAAACAAGTCGCTATGACTGACATAGAAACTTATGTTTCTTCGCAGGGGACGACTGTTAATAATAGCACAATAACCTTTAGCGCAGGGAATGATTTGAGTGGCGGTGGAGCCATAGATTTAAATCAATCAAGCAATGAGACTATAACAATTTCTCACGGCAACACATCAAGTTTAAATGGGGCTACTAGCAACACTGGAAGCAATTACATTCAAAACATAACTGTCGATGATAATGGTCATGTTACTGCAATTAGCGCGACAGACGCATCGGCAGGAATAAGTGGTATTGGATTAAAAGACGCATCGGCTTCAGATGTAACTAACAATGTAATAACTCCTCAGACGTTAAGCGCAGGAACTTATTTAGTAAGAATTAAAGCTTTAGGCGGTGCGGCCTCACAAGCGACATTAAATTTGCCAACAACCAATGTGGAAGCAGGGTGGGGTAATGGATATGGAGTTAACCAAGGACTACCAGTCCATACTCAGGTAGCTTTTAACGGCACTAATTGGGTTGACCATCTCAATTCAACTCAAACTAGTATAACCGTGGGAACCAACCACACAACTTCTGGTGGTTCTATTGAGCTTTGGATAAAACTAAGTGGGACATCAACTATTACCACTACAAACACAAGCCCGAACTGCAAATTACTAATTGTAAAAACTAATTAAGAGTAAAAATTTATGCCCCTAGTCCCACTCAAATTACAAGCAGGGTTTTATCGAAACGGCACAGATTTTGACGCTTCAAATCGTTGGCGCGATGGGAGTTTAGTCAGGTGGCGTGACGGTTCGCTCCGTCCTATTGGTGGATGGCAAGAGAAAAAAGCAGGGTTTAGCACCAATCCCATTCGTGGCGCACACGCTTGGGAAGCAAATAACAATACAGCGTATTTTGCAGGGGGTAGTCACAACGAATTAAAGGTAATGACTGGCGCAGGGGTAGTCACTGATATTACTATAAGCGGCTTGGCTACTGGCAGGGAAGATGCGGCTTTAAATCTTGGATATGGAGGCGGCTTCTATGGTACTGGATACTATGGTACAACGCGCCCAAGCACTGGCACATACAGTGAAGCAACCACATGGTCATTAGACAATTATGGAGAGTTTCTAGTCGCTTGCCACTATGATGATGGTAGACTTTTAGAATGGCAACTTAACCCAAGTTCGAATGCCGCAGTTATTTCAAACGCACCAACAAGTAATTTGGGCTTGATAGTTACTGAGGAAAGATTTTTGTTTGCATTAGGCGCAGGGGGAAATCCAAGAAAAGTCCAATGGTGCGATAAGGAAAACAATACTCAGTGGACGCCTGCGGCAACAAATGAAGCAGGGGATATTTTATTACAAACCTCTGGTCAAATTATGCAAGCAGTTAAAACTAGAGGCCAAACATTAATTATTACTGATTTAGATGCTCACAGTGCAAAATATCTAGGACCACCGTATGTCTACGGTTTTGATCGTGTTGGCACAGCTTGCGGTGCTGTTTCAAGAATGTCGGCAATAGATACCGATATGGGTGTGTTTTGGATGGGGCAACGCGGTTTCTTTAGGTTCGATGGTAACTCCGTTTCTGAAATTAAATGTGAAGTTCACGACTATGTATTTGATGATTTAAACACAAACCAACAATCTAAAATTTGGGCGTTCAATAATTCAGAATTTAGCGAAATATGGTGGTTTTATCCATCTGGTGGCAGCACAGAAATAGATCGTTATGTTGCTTATGATTTACTAGAAAATCACTGGCTAATTGGAAATCTGAGCAGAACTAGTGGGACACCCAGAGGTGTATTTAGACAGCCTTATTTGGTTGGGCATAATTCTGACAGTGATGTTTATAGCCACGAAACAGGTTTAAATTATGATAGCGGTTCCGTATTTTGCGAAACTGGCCCTATATCTATTGGCGCAGGGGACCAAATAGCAAAAGTTACTGAAGTTATACCCGATGAACTTACGCAAGGCGATGTGGATTTAAAATTTAAGACACGCTTTTACCCTAACGACACTGAGACAACACACGGCCCATTTAATCCAAGCAACCCAACTTCAGTGCGATTTAGCGGTAGGCAAGTTAGAATGCGTGTTGAAGGTGATGAGTTAGCGGCATGGCGTGTAGGCACAATGCGACTTGAAGTAAAAGCAGGGGGCAGACGATAGTGCCTGTTACACCGCCAGTCATAGGAACAGATATACGGCAATGGGGCAGAGAGCTTAATCTTTTTCTTAGCAGAAATTTAGGTAAGTTGTTCTTTAAGCAGTCTGATGATAACCCAAGCGAAAATGGTATATTTTTGTGGGATGAAGAAAAAAATTATCCTGTTGTGTCAGCGCAAAACGCATTTAAGCAGATTGCAATGAAGCAAACCACGCCTAGCTCTAGTGTTGGTGCGGCTGGCGATGCGGCAGGAATGATAGCTTGGGATACAAACTATATTTATATTTGTACTGGCGCACATAACGGTAGTGCAGCAATTTGGAAGAGGGTAGCATTGTCTACATATTAAATGCCTAAAGATACACAAGTAAATGAATTGGAAAGATGCCGCCCTTGGATAGAGGCGGCTTTGGAGTATTCTGGAGGTACGCATGACTTTGTAGATGTGGCAGAAGGTCTTTACAAAGGAACTATGCAATTGTGGCCTTCTAAGAAGGGGTGTATTGTTACAGAAATTGTGGTATATCCTCGTAAAAAGGTTTTGAATATATTTCTTGGCGGCGGAGAGTTGGATCAAATTTTGGATATGCATAAAGATGTGATACAGTGGGCAAAAGCTCAAGGATGTAAGGCACTTACAATGACTGGTCGTTTTGGCTGGAAGAAACCATTAGCGAAGCACGGTTGGGAAGCCACGCATTCGTCTTATGTAAAGGAGTTTGATTAATGTCTGGCGGAAAAGGCGGTACAAAAACATCATCTGTTGAGATACCTGAGTATATTGAAAGAGCAGCACAGCGTAATTTAAACAGAGCAGAACAAATTGCTCAGATGGGTTATGTTCCATATTATGGCCCAGACGTTGCGGCACTTACACCAATGCAAGAGGCTGCAATGCGTAACGTTTCAAGCGCGGCTGGTGCGTTTGGCTTGGACACAACAGCAGGTCAGGATACTTACGGCATGCCATCGGCTACAGAATATGCAGGCGGTATTCGTGGTTATTCATCTGCGCCAATGTTTGAGCAAGCTCAAGCTGAGTTGGCACGCAGACGCCCAGCGCAGAAATCTTATTTAGATAGCTTTTTTATTAATCCAGTAACTGGTGATTATGGCGCAAATGCTCCTGCTTTGATTGATTATACTGCGTATGGCACGGGCGGCGGTACAGGCGGTGGTGCAGGCGGTGGCAGTAACAGCGGTGGGGTTGGCCAAGAAAGGGCTGACTTTATGGCTGAACACATGGCGCGGCAAGAAAGAAATTATGCCGCAGGGGTAACGCCTGATCCTAATTTTGGTTACGGGGTGGATGATAAAGGTGGCGTTGTTGCTATTGGATATGGCGCTGGGCAAGTTGACCCTGCCTTAGCCAAAGCCGCAGGTTATACTAGAAGGGTAGATAAAAACCCCTTTGATATGACCTTTGGTGAGCATATGGGCCAAATAGGAAGTGATGTTGGCACGATAACAGCTAAAGCTGCAAGTGACATTAGTAAAATATCACCTGTTGCTAATATAATTAAAGCGATTTCTCCGTCTAGAAAAAATGACAATAACGATTCACCGATAAGCAGACCTAAGCCTAGACCTAAGCCTAAGCCAAAGCCAAAGCCAGGCCCAAGGCCCAAACAGACAAGCGCAGTTAAAGCAGGCCAGAAAAAAGGCAAAGGTTATGTCGGTGGGTTTGGATTTTAAAATGAATAAGGAGTTATAAGATGGGTGTAGCAGCAGGAACAGGCGGCGGAATGCCAACGATGGCAACACCGCAAGCCGCAGCAGGATTTGATGTAAATCGAGCATCAGCAGGAGCATTGCAGCAAGCAATGGGTGGAACGCTAGGCGCAATGCGTGGCCCACTGCAAGTCGGTCAATACATGAACCCATACACACAAAGTGTTATTGACCGCACTCAGCAAGACATAGAAAGACAGCGCCAGATGGCGGCTAATCAGCTTGGCGCACAAGCTCAAGCAGCAGGCGCGTTTGGCGGATCAAGGCAGGGCGTAGCAGAAGGTGTGCTTGCAGGAGAATATGGCAGAATGGGCGCTGATATTGCAGCGCAGCAAAGACAAGCTGGATTTTCTCAGGCAATGCAAAACGCAATGTCAGATCGAGCAGCAAGGCTTGGCGCAGCGCAGCAACTTGCAGGGCTTGGTCAGCAAGCTTTTGGCACGGGTCAGGCTATTCAACAGCAGCAAATGCAGCAAGGTTTATTGCAGCAAGGATTACAGCAGCAGCTTATTGATGCTGCGCGTGGGCAGTATGCAGGTTATACAGGCGCACCTATGGCAGCAACTCAAGCGCCACTGGCAGCGCTGGGTGTTGCACCAGTTCCGCAATCACAGGTTCAGAGCGCACAGCCTGGATTGTTTGATTATCTAACATTAGGAGCAACTGCGGCTGCACGTTTTTGCTGGGTTGCACGAGAAGTTTACGGCGAAGATGATCCTAAGTGGCTTCAGTTCCGCGAGTGGGTTATTGGCTACTCACCTGATTGGTTTTTCAATGCATATGGCAAGTATGGTGAAAAGCTTGCTGCGAAGATCAAGCGTAATCCTTGGATGAAGAAGGCTATACGTCCGTTCATGGATTTAGCACGAAAGAGCTTAGGTTATAAGTAATGAACTATGTTGAGCTTGCACGCCAAAAAGCGCTGAAATATGGGTTAAACCCAGATATATTTGTGCGCCAAATTGATGCTGAAAGCTCATTTAACCCTAATGCTGTAAGTTCTGCTGGGGCGATAGGTTTAGGTCAGCTTATGCCCAACACAGCAAGAGAGCTTGGTGTTGATCCAACCAATCCAGACCAAAACCTAGAGGGCGCTGCAATGTATATGAAGCAGCAACTGGATCGGTTTGGAACTTATCCATTGGCGCTATCTGCATATAATGCAGGGCCAAGTCGTGTGAGCGCGGCAAATGGCGTGCCTGACATTACTGAAACAAAAAACTATGTATCTAAAATTCTTGGATCAGGAGATTCTGCAATGCAAACAAACGCAAGCAGCGCTGGCTTACTGACTGGCGCAAATCTTACACAGGCGGCGATGGAGCTTGAGGATAAATACAAACAGGGTCAAATGGAAAAGCCTTTGTTTCAGAGGGATACATTTAAGGATACCGCAGGCGATTTAGCTGTTTTGTTTAACAGCATGCGATTAGACCCAGATGAAAACATCGTAAGAATGGTCGATAAAATTAAAGATGAGAGGACCGAAAAACGGGCAAGAAATCGAACCCTTGATATAATGGCAAAGTCGGGCAGGGATGACTTGGTGGCAGCAGTGCAGGCAGGCGCTTTTACCGCAAAAGAAGCGTTTGCAACGATGTTTAACGAAGCTGCTGAGTTGAGGAAGGCTCAGAAGTCTACTAAAGATACGGCTTTAATTAGGAATGCGCTTGAGTCTGGGTTAAAGCCTGGAACTAAGGAATACCAGCAGTATATATTATCTGGTGGAGATATTTATAGTCAGGAAACTCAATTGCTTGCCACACTTCCAAAGCCAGAGGAGGGTATGCGATATGAATTTGATAAAGATGAAATGGGCTTTGTCACAAATTATCGGTTAGTTCCGATTAAAGGAGGGTCGGCAGAGCAAAAAGCAAAAGTGATTGAAGAAGCGAAAAAAGTAAGGGAAGAAGACAAGCTTCAAAAAGATTACACATTCTTTGGCGCAGGTAGAAGAGTTATAGACGCGATAGACAAAGACCCAACACTTATACCGAAAACTGGGATAATTGCTGGTATGGTTGCTGACACTGTATTTGGGCAAGCGCAGAAAGATGTTGCAGAAGATTTGGCGATTATGGAAAGCCAAATGCAGTTTGAAACACTTGCTGATCTGAAGCGTCAAAGTCCTCGTGGCGCATCTGGTCTTGGTCAGCTAACCGATTCAGAGCGTCGCGCTCTTGGTAAGATTGAGCAAAACTTTAGCAACCTTCAGACGGAGCCTGCTATTAAGAGAACCATACGATCCGCTACCCTAATGCGAATATATATGAAAAATAACATTAAGGATGTTGAAACTGGTGAATATAGAGATGCCACTGAAGAAGAGCTTGAGATGATGGTGCAGGGGATTAACCCGTTTGGGGCTGGAACTGGGTCAATCCTTGAGGGCTTACCTAAAGGTATATTAATGCCTAGCGGATCATCTCAAACTGGAGGCACTAAGCGCATTAAGTTTAACGCTCAAGGGGAAGAAATAAATGGTTGAAGCTGAACTACCAGATGGCACAATATTAGAGTTTCCTGATGGCACAGACCGTTCTGTAATCCAGCGTGTTGTTAAGCAGCGTCTTGGTGTAGCTCAAGCTGCATCACAAGCAGAGCCGCAAAGAGAGGTTGGCTCAACGGGCGTTCCAATATTACCTACAGCCCCCGAAGTTGATTTGTTTAAATCTTTAGGCGGCGGTTTGTTGCGCGGTGCAGTAGGCACGCTAGAGCTTCCAGAGGTTGCATTAAGAGCCGCACGAAGGGGCGGCGAAGAAGTGTATCAAAAATTTGGCGGCGAAGTTAAGGAAGAAACCCCGATATTTGACACCTATACTCGTGCTGCTGCTGAGGGAATCATTGGGGCTGTGCCTTTGGGCGAGGAGCTTATGGAGTATGAGCCTCAAACAAGAGGTGGCAAGTTTCTAGGCACAGCAGCAGAATTTGTAGGTGGTGCTGGTGCGGCTGGTGGTGTTGGCAAGTTAGCCGCTAAGGGAGCAAGAAAGTTTTCAATGGAGGGAACGGAAAAAGTTGCGGAGGGTTTAGCAAAAACTGGCCTATCTAAAGAGGCTCAAGCGGCAGCGCTAACTGCTGGTCTAGCAAGCGAGGCCGCAGGTCAGGCAACTGAAGGAACTAAGCTTGAACCATACGCAAGAATAGCTGGTGCTATCGCCGCCCCAACAGTTATTGCTAGATCATTTAACTTAGCGGCTAAACCTTATGATGCCTATATAAAGCCAAGACAGGTTATGGAAGAAGCTAGGACAGGAAACACTGCTGTTGACGCGACATTATCTAGAGCAATAACCAAGCCATCATCGGAAACTCAAAAGCAGTTTAAAGCCGCTGCCTACAAACAAGTTGACAAGATGGGAGATACATTCTCTGGGGATGATCTTGCTGGTCTAGCTGAAACAAGCAGATCAAAGTTATTTGAGGGTGTGGCTGGAAACAAGCTAGATATAATGCCAGATGGGACTTTGCGCGGAGAAAGACACATAAAAGACGCATTGGACATCATTGATGAGTATGCAGGAACATCAGCAACTCTTTCTAATTTGGACAATATGCGCCAGCGCGTCAGAACCGTTTGGAAGAGAGGTCAGGACGGAGAAAAGGCGTTTGATCCAAGAATAAAAGAGATGATGGATGACATTGACCGACTAATAGAAACCAAGACTGTAGGTTCAAGGCTTCTTGGTGCAGCAAGGTTGGGCCACATTAGAACAAAAAAACTTGAGATATTAGAAGATGCGCTAGAGGCTGCGGATAGAGAGGTCAAGGCTGGCGCAAGCGTCACCCAGCGCTATCAGGCTGCAATAAAAAAGATCGGCAACCAAAAGCGTAGCAAAACATACTTTACCTCGCCAGAGATAGCTGCAATGGATAGAATTTTGGAAGGTCAACTTGACGATAAAATTCTAAGGCAGTTTGGCAAGCTCTCGCCCCTTGCAGGTTTTAATATGATGAATGTTATAAGCAGCCTTGGCACAGCAGCACTTATTGCGGCTGGCAATCCAGCGTTTCTTGGCATTACAGCCGCATCAATTATATCAAGGCCAATATCTAATGCAGTCATAAAAAGTCAGATGAAAGAGCTAAATAGGTTCTTGGCTACTGGCGCTGCGCCGACTAAGTTTAGACCACCTATGCCATCTCGTGCATATGGCTTAACACCGCAAATACCGCAGGAGCAATAGAATGCAACCAAAGGAAAAAAGTTTTACTGAAGTAGAGGGCATAGTCCAAGACGCAATTGCTCAAGCTGTTGACTTTGTTGAAAGCGAAATAACGCAAGACAGAATAAAGGCGCAGCGCTACTTTGATGGTGAGGTTGACATAGGCTTTGAGGATGGAAGATCAAGCGTGGTTGCAACCAAAGTCAGAGATACGGTGCGCTCTGTCAAGCCCAGCCTGATGCGTGTGTTTATGTCCACAGCAAGACCTGTTGAGTATGTGCCAAAAGGCCCAGAAGACACAGCTTTTGCAGAGCAAGCTACAGATTACATACATTATGTGTTTAACCAAAATGATGGTTTTAGGGTGATAAACGATGCTTTTCACGATTCTTTGGTCAAAAAACAAGGCGTTGTAAAAGCTTACTGGGAAACACGTTATCGCACAGAAACTTACAGCTATAAGATGTTAAGCGAGGAGGAATACTCGTTTATTATGGATGACTCAGACATCACATTGCTAGAAGAAACCATGACAGCAAGCATGTCTGTTGATGAGATGGGCGTAGAAATAGAAGTGCCTAGCTACTCTATAAAGGTAAGCAGGCAAATCCCAGAGGGCAAGCTCAAGATAGAGAGTGTTCCGCCAGAAGAGTTCTATATAAACTCACAAGCCAGAACCCTAGATGATGCTTATGTTGTTGCCCACCGTACAGAAATGCGTGTCGGTGATTTGGTTGAAATGGGCTATTCATTTGAAAGCGTGTATGACCTAGATAGCTTATATGGCGCGGCTGACATATCTGAAGCAGAAGATATTGAAAGACGGGGCTATTCACAGGACGATTATGAAGATCAGTCTGGTGATCCTGCCATGAGAAATGTAGCAATAACAGAGGCTTACATGCGTCTGGACATTGATGGCACAGGCGTACCTGTTCTGCATAGATTTGTCTGCGGCGGATCAGGTTACAAACTGATAGACTTCGAGCGTGTTGATGACATTCCTTTTGCAGTATTCGAAGTCGATCCAGAGCCACATACTATGTATGGAAGAAGTCTAGCAGAACTAATCTTTGACGATCAGGATGCAGCTACAGCGATCATTCGTGGTGTCCTAGATAACGTAGCCATGACTAACAATCCTAGAATTGGCATAGTTGATGGTGCAGTCAATATTGACGATGTGCTAAACAACGAGATCGGCGCAATTGTGCGTATGCGTCAACCAGGGGCAATACAGGATTTAGCAGTGCCATTCACAGCAGGGCAAACACTGGGCGCATTGCAATACATGGATGGTTTAGTTGAGCAGAAAACAGGTGTAACGCAGAAT